ATATTGTATCAGACTCATCCTCGAATAGGATCGTACAGTTCCGCAGAAACGGCAGTGATATGTCTCACATTGACAACAACGGCGCTTTGATAGGTGGCGGAAATTGGTACAGCGGCAACGACGGCTCCGGTTCAGGTCTAGATGCTGATACTGTCGATGGTATTCAGGGGGCTTCATTCTTACGCTCTGATGCCGTTGATACCATCGGAGCTAGGTTAACGATGGGGCTGCAGCACGCTCTCGTACCAGCGGATTATGGGATAGGTGTTACTGGTCTCTATTCTTCAACTCGTTATCAACACGTTTGGTCAATGGGTTCGGCTTATGGCACTAATTCAAGTGGTACGTCATACGGAAATATGTATGGTCTTACTTACACCCACACAAACGTAGGTACTGGAACAAATCAAGCTATATCAGGTTTATCCCACCAACTTCAACATAGAACCAACGGAGTGCTTACAGCCGCAATTGGTAGTGGCATATGGACGTCTGGAAACGTTACAGCTTACTCCGACATTGCAGTTAAAACTAATCTTGTAAAAATACCGAACGCCCTTGAAAAGGTTTGCTCTATTAATGGTTATACCTATGAGAGAACGGATTACGTAAAAGATTTAGAAGATCCTGAAGCTCCAGATGTGTTAAGACAAGCTGGTGTAGTTGCTCAGGAAGTTGAAAAGATATTACCTGAAGTAGTTAGTGGTAAAGATGGTAATAAAGCAGTTGCTTATGGTAATATGGTTGCACTTATGATTGAAGCAATTAAAGAACTTAAAGACGAAGTTGATGAATTAAAGGCTCAACTGAAAAATAAATAGATATAAATAGATATAGAGTTATTAACTTAAAATTTAAACCAGGAGATAAAAATGTCAGTAACATATGAATTATTAGAAGAATTTACAGGAACACGAGCAAGCGAAATGCCTGATCCAGATAATGAAGGCGAGACCATAACATCAACTGTTGATGTTAGAGATATTCAAGTTAGATTTACTTGTTCAGATACCAGCTGTACTCATGAGCGTTCTGTTAACGTATGCTATGATGCTGAAGGTGCTTATGACGCAGATGCTACTGCTGTACGTATTGGTGAAGTTGGTGCAGGTGTTAGTCACAAAATCGCAGTTGGTGTAATTAGCTAATCAAGGAATTTAAAAATGGCAAAGCCTAATTCAAGACAAACATTAATAGAATACTGCTTAAGATCTTTAGGTGCGCCTGTTGTTGAGATTAATGTTGACGACGATCAGGTTGAAGATAGAGTTGATGAAGCTTTACAGTTTTATCAACATTATCACGCCGATTCCATTGAAAAAGTATTTTTAAAGCACCCAGTAACAGCTGATGATATCGCAAATGGTTATTTAACTATACCTGATCTGGTAACTGACGTTGTTAGAATATTTCCATTAAGAGATAGAAATAGTTCTGATAATATGTTTGATGTTAAATATCAAATGCATCTAAACGATATGTATGCTCTTGGTTATATGGGTTCATTAGTTGAATACGAAATGTCTCAACAATGGTTATCTCTTTTAGATATGATTATGGATTCTGATAATAAACATCTTAGCTGGGATAGACATAAAAACCAATTAAGAATTGATATGGACTGGTCTAAAGAAATAATAGTTGGCGATTATATTATTGTTGAATGCTATAGAATATTAGATCCAGAAACTTACACCGATGTGTATAATGACTACTTTTTAAAGCGATATGTGACAGCTTTAATTAAACAACAGTGGGGTGTTAACCTATCTAAATTTGAAGGTATGGTAATGCCAGGTGGAGTAACCTTTAATGGCCGTCAAATTTTAGAAGATGCCAAAGAAGAAATCGAAAAATTAAATGAAGAAGTCAGATTAAACTGGGAACAACCAGTCGACTTCTATACGGGGTAATAAATGCCTAGAAGTGTATATTTCTCGCAGTCAGTGGCATCAGAGCAGTCAGTCTACGAAGATCTAATAATAGAATCTCTTAAAATATATGGACAAGACGTCTATTATATTCCAAGAACTATGGTTGATAGAGATACAATCTTAGGTGAAGATAAAGCTTCTAAATTTGATGATGCATATATGATTGAAGCTTACATCGAAAATCCTGAAGGATTCGATGGGGCTGGTGATCTATACCAAAAGTTTGGTCTTGAAATAAGAGATGAAGCTACGTTTATTGTTGCTCGTAAACAATGGAATAACTTAGTTGGTATATGGAATAACGATGTACAATCAGAAAGGCCCACAGAAGGAGATCTTATATATCTCCCAATGACTAATAAGTTTTTCGAAATATCGTTTGTTGAACATGAGCAACCATTTTATCAATTATCTAAATTGCCGGTTTATAAACTTAATTGTAGTCTCTTTGAATACAACGATGAAGATTTTAATACTGGTGTTGATTCAATTGATGTTACAGAAATTAAGAATGCATATCAAGTTCCAATTAGAGTAAGTTTAACTGATGGTAATCACTTTGAGCTTGGTGAAATTGTAACTCAAGTAATTACAACTGATCCTGCTGTAAGCGTGTATGGAACTATACAGACTTTAACTAAGACTTCGGACCTTTTAGCAACTATTAGCGTATCTAATATTGGCGTAACTGGATCAACTGAAGCTAAAGACTTTATTATATCTCCTACGCTCGGTTTGACCGGAAGTAAATCTACAAACACATGTTTTATTACATCAATAGACGATGTTGCTGATAATACATCGTTCCCAAGTGATGGTGGAGCAAGCAATAATGCATTTGAAGTAAATGCTGATGGATTTTTAGACTTTTCTGAAAATAATCCATTCGGTGATCCATCGGAGACATACTAATGTTTGGTAATCATTTTTATCATGCAACTATGCGAAAAGCTGTTGCAGTTTTTGGAACTTTGTTTAATGATATTAGTGTTATTAGACAGGATGGTAGTGGTAATGTCCTTAACCAAGTCAAAGTTCCTTTAGCATATGGACCTAAACAAAAGTTCTTAGCTAGATTAGATCAAAATACTAATAGTGATGCTTCTATGGCTATTAAACTACCTAGGATGGCTTTTGAAATTACGTCCTTAGATATAGATTCAGCGCAAAAACTTGGTAAAAGAAATGTTATTAGCGAGAATCATGCTACTGATTCTACTAAAAAGAAAACGTTAAAACAACAAGTCGCATATAATATTAATATGACTTTACATATTTTAGCAAAGAATCAAGATGATGGACTACAAATTGTAGAACAGATTCTACCATATTTTCAGCCAGAATACACTATTACAATACGACCTGTAGATGGATTTCAATATAAACAAGATGTTCCAATTGTATTAACTAGTGTTACTATAAACGACGATTATGAAGGTGATTTTCAAACTAGAAGAGTTTTAGCTTATCAATTAGATTTCACAATGAAAATGAAGTTTTTTGGTCCTACGTCCAATCAAGGTATTATCAGAGAAGTTAATTTTGATTTTAACTCAGATATTGGTGGCGCAAATGTATTAGAAAATATGGACTTTACTATAACTCCAGCTGATGCTGATGAGGATGATAACTATACTGTTAACGTAAGTATAACATAGGTACATTATGAATAAATTAGATAAGATGCAGGCTAGCCTGAATAAAAACTTGCCAGAGAAAAAAGAAAAGAACCCTCCCATGGTCTTGACTAAAGATCAAACAGAAATCAAAGATGATTACGAGTATTCAAGAAAAACATACAAAGATCTTATTGATACTGGAGTAAAATCTCTAGATGTTCTTGCTGAACTTGCAAGAGAATCAGAACATCCAAGAGCATTTGAGGTATTATCTAAAGCTATAAAAGATATTGGTGATGTTACTGATAAGCTTATGACGCTTCAGAAAAATAAACAAGATTTATCTGGAGAAACTACCAACAAGAAACCTGTTACTAATAATAACTTGTTTGTTGGTAGTACAACTGATCTACAAAGATTGTTTGCTCAAGCTGATAAAGAAGCGAAGGAAAAGGTTATAGATGTCTCGCCCAAAGAATGATGAAGGCTATATGGGCAATCCTCGAGTTAAACGGGATGGCGTAGAAGCAGAATTTAGCGAAGCAGAAATTAAAGAATACAGAAAATGTATGATGGATCCTGCGTATTTTGCTAGAACATATTTAAAGGTTATATCATTAGATGAAGGTTTAGTACCATTCAATCTGTATGACTATCAAGCAAATATGTTTAATCACTTTAATGATAATAGATTTTCTATTGTTTTAGCATGTCGACAATCTGGTAAATCTATTGCTGCTGTTGGTTATTTACTTTGGTATGCGTGTTTTCATTCCGAAAAAACTATTGCTATATTAGCAAACAAGGGTGCTACAGCTAGAGAAATGCTAGCTCGTGTTACTCTTATGTTAGAGAACCTACCCTTCTTTTTACAACCTGGATGTAAAGCGTTAAATAAAGGTTCTATTGAATTTTCAAATAACTCAAAACTTATTGCTTCTGCAACTTCTGGTAGTTCTATTCGTGGTTTATCTATTAACTTATTGTTCTTAGACGAGTTTGCTTTTGTTGAAAACGATGCACAGTTCTATACATCAACGTATCCTGTAGTTTCATCTGGTAAAGATACAAAGGTTATTATCACCTCAACAGCTAATGGTATTGGTAATGTTTATCATAGAATCTGGGAAGGTGCCACTACATATACGAATGAGTATAAGGCGTTTAGAGTAGATTGGTGGGATGTTCCAGGAAGAGATGAAGCTTGGAAAGCACAAACAATTGCTAACACTTCTGAATTACAGTTTGATCAAGAATTTGGCAATAACTTCCATGGGCGTGGTAATACATTAATAGATGCTGGAGATCTTTTAGCACAAAAATCTCAAAGACCTATGACATTTAATGAAAATCTATTTATGTATGAGAAGCCAAAAGATGAACATCACTATGTAATGACTGTCGATGTTGCTAAGGGCCGTGGACAAGATTACAGCACATTTAACATTATAGATACATCAGTAGAACCGTTTAAGCAGGTTTGTGTATTTAGAGATAATAACATATCACCTATGCTATTGCCAGATATCTGTTATAAGTATGCTATGTTATATAATGAAGCATATATAATCGTTGAATCAAATGATCAAGGTGCTGTTGTTTGTAATGGATTATATTATGATTTAGAATATGAAAATATGTTTGTAGAATCACAAGTAAAAGCTAATTCGATTGGTGCTACTATGACTCGAAGAGTGAAAAGGATTGGATGTTCAACACTCAAAGATTTAATTGGCCAAAAGAAATTACATATTATTGATGCTGAGACTATTGGTGAAATGTGTACATTCGTTGCTCGTGGTAACTCATACGAAGCGCAAGCTCCTAATCATGATGATTTAATGATGAACTTAGTACTTTTTGCTTGGTTTACTTCAACAGATATATTCCAAGGATTAACAAATATTGATATGAAAAACTTATTATATCGTGAGCAGTTAAAAGCTATCCAAGATGATATGTTACCCTTTGGTATTATTAGCGATGGTAGTGACCATCATGTGCAAGGCGTTGGAGACGGAGAAGGTAATGTTTGGTTTGAAGCTGAATATGAACGAGATCCACTTAATAGACGTTTAGTATAGACTAACCTTAGAATACTTATTTATATAAATAATACTGATTGAATATAACCGCATTATGAAAACTTATAAATAAACTCAATTTGAGAGGACACAACAATGGCATTTCAAGTATCACCAGGCGTCCAAGTCAAGGAAATTGACGCATCGGGCGTAATACCTGCAGTATCAACCAGTATTGGTGGATTCGCAGGGTCTTTTAATTGGGGTCCAGTCGAAGAAGTTCGCACGGTTAGTTCAGAAACAGAATTAGCTAGCATCTTTGGAACACCAGATTCCGATACATTTAAGTACTTTTTAACAGCAGCATCATTCCTAAAGTATGGTAACGCTCTTAAAGTAGTACGAGTAGCATCGGGTCACTTGAACGCGACCGACGGTACTGCTAAACTAGTAAAAAACGAAGATCATTATGATTCTTTAACTCATGATGGTAGCTTTATTGCTAAGTATCCAGGTAAACTGGGTAACTCGCTTAAAGTAACAATATGTCCTGCCAATGCTACTGCATGGGCTGCTTTTAATGAAGCTGGAAGCTTTGATAGCATTCCAGGAACATCCGATGGAGCTGCTCTTTTAGAACATTCAAACGATGAATTACACATTGCTGTTGTCGATACTGATGGTACATGGAGTGGTACTGCAGGTACTGTTTTGGAAGCATTCCAATTCGTATCTCAAGCTTCAGATGCTAAAAAATCAGACGGCCAGAGCAATTATTATAAAGAAGTAATTAATAGAACATCAAAGTATGTTTATTGGACAGGTCATCCCGCAACACTAACTGATGCTGGTGAATCTCTTGCTGGTCAAGCTTCAGCTACAGCTTATGTAACTGGAACTGCTGCTATTGAATCTGCAATGGCTGGTGGTACTGATGATAACACACCAACAACTGGCGAAATTGGTAATGGATTTGATCTATTAGCTGATGCTGAAACGATTGATGTTAACCTTTTGTTTGCATATCCTGATATTAATGGTGCTAAAGATATTGCTGATAAGCTTATTGCTATCTGTAATGCTAGAAAAGACTGTATGGCATTTGTATCTCCTCCAATCGATGACTCAGTTGGAACCGATACTCCGGCTGCTGATGTTAAAGCTTGGGCTGATACTCTTCCTTCAACTTCATATGCCGCTACTGATTCTGGCGCTGTATACGTATACGATAAGTATAATGATGTATACCGTTGGTTAGGAGCTTCTGGTCTTTGTGCTGGTCTTTGTGCCAACACAGACGATGTTGCTGATGCTTGGTTCTCTCCAGCTGGTGTTAATAGAGGTCAACTTTTCGGAGTTACTAAACTAGCTTACAATCCTAAGAAAGCTGATAGAGATACTCTCTATAAAGCAAGAGTTAATCCTCTCGTTTCTTTCCCTGGACAAGGTACAATGCTATTTGGTGATAAGACACTATTAAGCAAGCCTAGTGCATTTGATAGAATCAATGTACGAAGACTGTTTATCGTATTGGAAAAGGCAGTTGCTACTGCAGCTAAAGCTCAACTCTTTGAATTTAACGACGAATTTACAAGAGCTCAGTTTAGAAATATGCTTGAACCATTTATGAGAGACGTTAAAGGTAGACGTGGTATGACAGACTTTAGAGTCATTTGTGATACTACAAATAACACTGGTCAAGTAATTG